CTTACACCCTTGTAACTGCCGTGACATTCCCAGAAGCATTATAGCTGTACTGTAGAGTAGATACTAAAGTTCCCCCTGATCCACCTGTGTAGAACCTAGCTTCAGTGATATTTGAGCCTACATAAGTATAGGCTACATAATCGTGAACAGCTAAACCTATTAAGGTTGAAACAGGTGCTACTTTAAGAGATGTACTAGTGGCTGCAGAAGTAAGGTCACTTAGCAGTTCCCATTGTCGTCTTGCCCAGCTACCGTCACTCATAGTATTTCTTCCGTTTGGACTCTCGTAAGACCCATTGCCGTAAGCGCGTCCAGCCCACTCATGCCGCCGATTGCCGTGATGCTGTTGGTGCTAGCCTGCGGTGCTGTCGTGTCACTACCGTCTAGCCAAAGCACAACCAAAGCCTGCGCACGACTAGCTGCCGCAAGGTCAACGACTTCATCAGTATCCCATGCCGGGCGCTGTAAGGCTGTTGTAGCCGCTGATACAAACCCACCGGAAACAGTCAACGACGCGGCGGAGTAGAGATTACCCGCCGTGTCCTGCCATGTTGGTGCCCTGTATGTCTGCCCGTCTGCAATACTGTAGCCGATTGCCATAGCGAAGTGGTTGGCGTCTGCAACGTGTGCCGATGGGACTGCGATTGTGAGTATCATGTTGCCAACCCCTCAAGATACGCCGTTAATCCGCTAGTCTCTGCCGTTGTTAGGGCGCGATTCACTGCCACATACCCAGCAATAGCGTCTTCTGCGGCAAAGAGGTCTGTCGCCCCGCTTAGCGCCTGTGTCGTCTGTATCGTCACGGTTCCAGACGAATTCACACGCGCAATGGTGTAATCATCAGCCGTGGCTGTCCAGTTTAGGGCATCGTCCACACCGTCAGACGCAAGGTAATGCCGTGTCTGAACGCCTGCTTCTGTTACATCGTATTGAGTGGCTACTTTCTGGTAGGCTGTGGCTGTTGCGGATGGTTCAATTTGTGCGCCGTAGATGAGGATGCTTGATGTCCCGTCACCTGTGTAGCCTGCAGATGTTCCATCCGCAGACATACCGACCGTTACCGAAGCGTTACCCGTGCTTGACGCTGATAGAACAGTCACAGAACATCTATACCAGCCGCCCCCAAAATCCTCTATGGCGCTTGTAAGCCCTGCACCTGTGCTCACAACCACCCCTGTTTGGACGTTAAAAAAGGTGTTTGTCCAGCTACCAGTAAGAAAAACCCTTACGTTTGCAAAGGGGCGGTCAACATATTTATAGAACGTTGAAAAAGTAGTGGGTTCACCACTAGTTAACGCGCCAGTGACCGTCTCGAAAGCGTTGTGCTCACCAGTCCCAGTCGTCTCCACGAAAGGTAGGGCGTCTGCACTGCCATCGGGTGCCGTTACAGCAGCGCCAATAGTAACCCTTTGCTTAGCCCAAGCCGCGTTCGTAAAGTCCTGCGAATACTCAAACAGGTTCCGCCGCCCACCGAAAGGCACGACAGCATACGTGGGGCGTGATGCTGATGTGGCTTGCGTTGCGTGGTTGTCATTCCCCGACTTGTCCAGCATCTTGCCAACAGGTTGCCCTGCCGTCGTAACCGGCGTTGTGCCTGCGCTGCCCTGAAACAGCGTGGACAGGTCTGCCGGGTCATACCATGCGCCTTGCTCACCATTAGCAAACAGACTTGCTGGAATAGGCAAGTATCCAAACTTAGAGATATATCTGTAGTACCAATCTGATCTCTTGTACGTAAAGAAAGAGTGGTCATTGACTTGGTAACGATCTACATCACCATTATAAATCATTCCAGCCGGAAGGTTTGCTCGGATGAAGTCATTATAGTCTTTTGTAGAATTACCACTCATAGCCTTGACTCCAACACTTCTATATTACTGTAAATCTTCTGTACCTTGTGCTGCTTTAGCCTTCATACGAGATTCATACTCTGCCTTGTCAAAAGGTAACTCAGCAATATCCATAAGCTCTTTGACTGTACCTGAGTCCTCTGCTACATCAATGTTAGCACCGTTAAGGTTACGTAGAAATGCAGACAACTCTTTGAGATCATGTGGTGCAACATCACCAGCTACAATCTTTGGCATGAGGTCATAGTTAAGGCCGTTGAGTTCCCAGAGACGTTCCACTAGCTGCTTGTTAAGTACATCAACGATAGACTGGATGTAGCTCTCTAGCGCACGTAGGAATAAGTCAGTCTTAGATTTAGATAGAGCGTATGAACCACCTGACGTACCCAGCATAAGAAACTCGGATAGTACAGACCGTGCAATATCATGCTGGTATCTGCGAATGATAGGGTCGATAGCAACATTGCGGCTCCCGCTTGAGGACATTAGTTCAATATCTACCAAACGGATATTAGAAGGTACTCCATCCTTACCGGGGTAGGTATCACTAGGCAGAACGATGTAACCTTGCTCGTTGAACTTAACATCTCGTAAAACTGTCTTGAGGTTGTTGGTAAAGGCTACCTGAGCATCAGTTGCATCTGGTGATAGGTACTCAGCAGGAATACGTGCTACAGGGATACCTGCAAGCTCACGCTCAACTGCAATAGCTTCTAAAGTCTGTAGGTTGTTTAGGTACTCATAAGAGGTATAAGCATTACGAAGGATAGAGCGACCTGAAGGATCACCATTGATAGAAGTTGTACGGTAGTATAATGATTTGTTCTTAGGGATAAGGTTTGTACCGGAAGGGCCAAAGCTATCTTGGTACATCCCCAGCACTTCACCAGTGACTTTATCTACATGGAAGGTGCTGACTGTCCAAGGTGCCCGTACAGCAAGCTTACGCACGCCCAGACGACCATCTGTGTACTTAGACCTACGCTTAGGATCTTGCATGGTTGGTCCTACACGACGCTTGTAGATCACCTCAAACCATGAGAAGCCATAAGACAGAGAAGACAGAGCTTCTGCAATGTGATCGTCGAGTGTGTGCTCCATGTCGTCTAAGACACTAAGGACAAACTCACGCTCAACCTGAGCAGCAGGTGTATCATTAGCCGCTATGACCTTAAGCTCAACATCACGCAAGACTTGTTCAGCAGCATACATGACTGCACCAATAGTGCTATCGTTGTCCCGCATCTCACGGAACTTGCGAATAGCTCTCTTTCCGCGAAGCTCAGGCAGAAACTCATCTGCACGAATCTGGCCACTACGTACATGTTGTCCTGAGACGCCAAGCGTAGTCTTAGATGTACCTTCTGTGAGTTTCTTCTGATCAGCCATGTTACCTACCGAGTCCTTTTACGTTACTGTAGACGAGTTGTAGTTTAGGCTTTGTGTAGCCATTCATCATAAGATCCGTCAAAGCCCACACGCAAGCGTCTAAGCGGTCTGGAGATCCTATACTGCCAAGAGGCTCCCAAGTTCTCATCTGTGTCTCAAGTTCGTTTAGGTTAGCTGTGTCATCTTCTGGATCACGGACGTGAAAGACTAAGCCACGCTCGTACAGGGCACTAATAGGTTCAGCCCGTGCATACTTGCCACGAGAGGCCCTAACAGCCTTGTACGGGATGGTGTCGTCTTCTCCGTGTATAGTCTGCCTCACCATGTCACCACCTTGGTTGACTTCCGCTACAACGCAGTCAGCGCCATACTGATGGTACAGTGAAATAGCTTTAGAAGCCCATCCTTGGGGAGAGAGCTTATCTGTGTAGTCGCCTAGTACGTAACCCCAGCCATTAACGTCGATACCTGCAACAACTATACCTGTCATGTCAGACTCAGCGTTAGCGGTTACAGCAGGGTCGATAGCTACAATAATACGATTTAGTGGGGGGAGGTCTTTACGGGCTATCTGACAACCATCTAAGGTGTCCGTAGTCCAGAGTGCGCCTTCAGCTTCCTCTAGCATCTCAGCATAGAGTTCTTGCTTGCCTAGCCTTGTACCCTCATACTGTGCCTTAACAGCTTCTAGGTAGGTAGGTGCTAGGTTGGCACTATTGTCGAAGGTTGAACCTGAAGTGATCACAACCTTGGGATCATCACCCTTACTGTCTTTCAGGATGGTTCTAACTAGCTTTGTGGGTTTAGGTGTGGTTGTTACACAGATACGTGGGTGTTTACCCAAGCGTAAGCAGAACTGTAACATATCCCAAGTGCCTTGGTCTTTATTCCATGCGGCAAGCTCGTCACACCATGC